GTGGATTGATAGGACAGAACGCAGCTGTAGAAATAGATGGTGTTGCATATTGGATTGGTAATAATGGATTCTTTGCATTTGATGGTACGGTAAATAACTTACCATGTAGTGTAGAAGATTATGTTTATGATGACTTTGACACTACCAAAGGTCAACAAGTTGCAGCTGGTATTAACAATCTATACACAGAAGTTGTGTGGTATTATCCTACACAAGGCGCTACATTTAATGATAGATATGTGGTATTTAATTATGGTGAATCAAAAGGTGTGCCAATGGGTAATTGGTATACAGGACAAAACACAAACTCAATTAGAACAACATGGATTGACTCAATCGTATATCCAAAACCATACGCTACACAATTTAATTCTTCAGCAACAGGAACGTTTCCAAGTATTGTTGGTGAGTCTGGTTTAGGTCAAACAGTTTATTTCCAACACGATACAGGAACAGACCAAATTAATCCTGATGGTAGCACCACAGATTTAACATCCTTCATACAATCATATGACATTGCACTACAACAAGATCAACCAGAAATATTTTTAGCTATGAGAAGATTTGTACCTGATTTTAAAACATTAACAGGTGATGCAAAGGTAACTATAGGTATAAAAGATTTTCCATCTTCAACATCTGCAAATAGTACGTACAGTCCTTTTACTATTACATCTTCGACAACAAAAGAAGATACAAGAGCAAGAGGTAGATATGCTAGTATTAAAATAGAAAACACAGGGACATCACAAAGTTGGAGATTTGGTACATTTCAAATAGATTTACAACAGGATGGGAGAAGATAATGACAAAGATAGTAGTTAGATTACCAGAACCAAAAAAAGAATACAGTGAAGATAATCAAAGACAAATTAACAGAGCGTTAAACTCTATTATAGAACAATTAAATTCTACATACTTAACAGAAAACGAGGAGGAAAAAGAACGATTTAGTTTCTTCTTTTCATAATGGCAAATATATACAAAAACGTACAGAAAGTATTAAATGCTGCAGGGTCAGATGTAGATATGTATGAATCTCCTACAGCTACAGCAAGTCTTATTAAGACTGTAAAGCTATTTAATACACATAGTGGTGCGTTAGATGTAACAGTAAAAGTGTTTGATTCTTCTAGTTCTACTGATTTTGAGTACAAAGTAGCCAGTATAAATGCTAACGAAGGTGTTGATTTACTTACGTTTAATAATATTATAGTATTGGAGGCTGGAGATAAATTAAAAATGCAGTGTGCTACAGCAGATAAAATTAAAATGACAGCGTCTTTATTACAAATTTTAAGAACACAACCAACGGATCAAATATAATGTCTTTTAAAGAAACAGAAGCAAGTGTACGATACGAGATAATAAACGGCAAAAAGACTGCTGTTATTACACCAGAATGTATTGTAACATTAACAAACACTAAAACAGGGGTTGAATATAACTCTGATGCAGAAGCACAGATAGATATAGACGATCCAACAACAGATACAAAAAAAGAAGATATCAGAAGAGATATTGAAATTAAAGTAGTAGACATCGATATGGGTGCAGGCTCAGGAGATTTATAATGGCTATCACAGACGCACAACAAGCTAAACAAATTCTTATGAAAAAAGGTGGACCTGTTCACCGTCATCAATTAGTTAAGAAAAGAAAAGATGGTAAACGACCAGGATACTATGGACCAGATGCTGGTTTTGGTGATGATGATTATAAAGATAAAGCAGCTGCAAGTCCTATCGATCAAGGTCAAGCGGCAGGTGGTTCAGATAGAGATTTTGAAAGAGCAAGACAAGCCGTAGATGCTAGAGCAGCTGAAAGAGCTAGAGAGGAAGCTAGAAAAAGAGAAGAGAAAAGAAGAAAAGAAGAAAAAAAGAAAAAAGATTTAAAAACAGAAAAGAAAATTCAAGAAACTAAAAAAGCTAAAACTAAAAAAATAAAAGATTTTATTACAGCTGATGATCTTCTTGATGAGCCGTCTAAATTAGATGATAGCCGTTTTGATAAAGCAGATTTAAACAAAGATGGTAAAGTTGGACCTATAGAAAGATTTAATTACAATAAAAGAAAATCAAAACAAAAAGCTATTCAAGATAGAATTGATAAAAAAATTAGATCAGGTTTAGAAACAATAGATCCTAATATTAATTTAACTAGAAGCATAAAAGAAATGGAAATGTACGCTGATCCCAAAGCTACTTATGGTGATCTTGTAAAAGAAGCAATATTAGGTGGCAGTACATTCGGTAACAAAGGAGAGTTAATAGGTGCAGAGTTTGAAAAGTATTCTCCTAAACCAGGAAGTGCACAAGAAAAATATGGATATCAACCAGATTTTTTTACTCCAATAAAAACAGATTCACCATCACTTACTATTCAAAGCGCAGCAGGTTTAGGTAATTTGTTAGGTAGTGTTCTTATGAATAAAACTCCTTACGAAGGTAAAATGACAGAGCTTGCAGATTTATATGACAAAGCTGCTGGTTTAGATTTATCTAAAACATCTACAACAGATATGATGAGAGAGTTTGAACCAAACAGATATGCTTTAGCAAACAATATGATTTATGATCCAATAAGAAAAAAATTTACACCAAGAACTGATGATAGAGGTGGAGGTCAACAAGCCGTTCTTCCAATTGTTCAGCCACCAAAAGATGATAAAGATTCAGAGGAAGAAGAACCATTTAAATTAGCCCTTGCATTTAGAAAAGATGGTGGACGTGTACCATACGAAGATGGTGGTTACACTGGTGGGATCATGGATCTTGAATCAGGAAGACAAATGTATTTCTTAGGTAAACTTGTTAA